AAGCATGAGCCCGCCGAGCGCCTTGGAAAACAGGCCGATAGCCATCAGCACCGGGCCGCCAGCGCCGAGCGCCAGCGCAAACGCCCCAGCCGCTTCCTGCACCGGCCCCGGCAACTGCGCAAACCATTGGATCGCGGAAGCGACGCCTTCGCCAACCGCCTGGATGCCGGGCACGACCTGTTCCGTGATGACCGGCATCAACTCGACTAAGGCAGGCACCAGGGCCGCGCCGATCGCGTTGGTTGCCGCGCTCATGCGCTGCTCGAGGTTGGTCATGCCGTCTTGGAACTGCTCGCTCGCCCGCAGCGCGTCCTCACCGATCACGCCGCCGAGCGCGCGGGCCTCCTCCCGCATGGCCTCCATGCCGGCCGCGCCGCCCTTGAGCACGTTGACCATGCCGGCGCCCTCGGTGTCGAAAGCCGCAATTGCTATGCGCAGCTTTTCGCCCTGCGAGCTGGCGCCGTCCATCGCCTCGGCAATCTCGCCCAGCATCTCCTCGACCGGGCGAGCGTTGCCGTTGGCGTCAGTGGCAGCGATACCGTACTCGTCCAGCACCTTGACCAGCGTCCCAGTGCCCTGCGCCGCCTCGCCCGTGCGCCGCGCCAGCCGCTGCAACGCCGTGTCAAGCACATTGCCGGCCACGCCCCCGCGCTCGGCCGCAAAGCGAAGCTCCTGCAAGGCATCAGTCGAGACGCCGATCTTGTCGGCCTGCTTTGCGATCGCGTCGCCCGCTTTGGTAAACCGCTGGGTGAACGCCAGCGTTGCGGCGCCGGCTGCAACCATCGGCGCGGTTACGAACGTGGACATCCCGCCGCCGACCGCCTGGAGCTTGCCGCCAAATGCCTGGATGCTGCGCCCGGCCTTGGCCGTCGACGTCTCAAGCTGGTCGAGCCTGGCCGCCGCGTCGCGGATGCCGTTGGCGAAGTCGTCTTGGTTAAGACCGAGCCTGACGTAGAGCGAACCAACCTCAGCCATCGTCGTCGTCGCTCCCGTATGCCGTCTCGTAGAGATCCGCGACCTCAGCCGCGGTCTGGTTGCCGTACATGCCCGCCCGGCTCTTGTGCGCCATCAGCCAGGACATCTCGGTCGGGGACATTGACCAGAACTCGCTTGGTGCCATGCCCCATTCACCGACCGCTAGCCTGAAGAAACTTTCGACGGCGCCTTGCGAGGGTTTTCTTGCGGGCCTCCCGCGCCCGCCGCCTTGAGCTGCTGCCCGCGGCCAGGCGTCAGGATGGAGCCGATATGCTCGATCATGACGCCGATCCGCTGCCCCATGCCGTCTGGGTCGCCATCTTCCAGCGCCTCGCCGAGCCAGTCCATGACCTCCTCGTCGGTGGCCGTCGCGCCGACGTGACGAAGCAACGCGCCGTAGGCCTGGCAGAGTGTGACGTGCGGCACAGCACCCCTCGAGAGGTGCTGTGACAGCTCGCCGAGCGTGACCACCTGCTCGATCTTGGCGCCGGCCATCATCCGGCCTTGCGGCCCCCGCGCCTTGACTTTGTACTTCTTGCCGCGCCACTCCAGCGCAATGTCCTCAAAACCGCTCACCGGATCAGGCCGGTGGCGTGTACGTGACCGCGCCCGTGCTCTGGAGCTCGGCCTCGAACGTGACCGCCTCCTTGTAGTTGCCGGTCTCGCTGTAGCTGGCGAGGTTGAAGTCGCCAGTGAAACTGCCGCCGTCCGCGGCGTAGGTGATCACCACCGCCTCGACGATCGCCTCGTCGAAGAACGCCTTGCGCAGGATGTTGCCCTTGATCACGCCCGAAATCGAGATGTTGACCGAGCGCTCGCCGGCCTCGTCGAGCAGGACGCGCCATCCGGCGCTATCGTCGGCCGAGATGTCAATCGGCTCGCCGTTGAGCGTGATACCCTTTTCCTGGACGCCCGCGATTGCGGTGCCATCCCATGTCATCGTTATCTTGCGGCCCGTCTTGGCAGCCATTGCCTTTACCCTTGGTCAGTGGTGAGCACGAAACGCTGAACACCGTGGAAGGTCTCGCCGTCTGCGTCGATGAAGCTCTCGGCGAACTCGATGTAGCCCTCTACGGTCACGGCACCCGCAACGGCGATGTCAGTCCGGTGCAACACCCGGTTGATGTCGTCCTGCACCTGCTTGATCACCTTGCGCCCACCGTGCGCGCGGCCCCAAGCGTGAACGTCCAGCCGAGACACGAGACCCGTTTCGGTGTCGGTGTCCCATTCCTCGGCCTCGCCGTCTCCTATCACGATGTAGGGAAACACGCCATCTTGCGGCACCTGGTCATAAACGCCCGTGACCTTGGCCATGAGCGTCGCATCGCCAGCCAACGCGGAGTAGAGAGCTTGCTGGATCGGCCAGAGAGGCATCAGCGCCCCGCCATCTTCAAGAGCGCGTTGCGGATCGCAGAGACCAGCGCCGCGCGGAACGCGGTCTTGTGTTCCTCGAATGCCGGCCGAACGAACGGCTGAGCCCGATGGTTGACCGTGCCGAACTCCTGGTAGTGCGCACGCCAGCCGGCCTTCCGCTGATCGCGCTTGCCCTTGATGCCCGGCCCGACCTTCGCCTCGAGCTTGTCGCGGGAAAACTTGGTTTTGATGACGCTCGCCAGATCGCCAGACGCGCGCGGCACCTTCGCCAGCATGCTTGCCTCAACCGTCGTCGCGGTAGTGCCGACTGCCGTCACCGCTTCCGCCTTCACGGCATCGGGAGAGCGCGCCAGCGTGCGGCGCAGCGTTCTCGAGCCGGTGATGCGAGCGCCGGAGCGACGACCGGCCATCAGTTTGCAACCCCAGCCTCGACGATCAGGAACCGCGCCGGCTCGCGCACGGACGTCGGCGGCATCTCTCGGATGTTCAGGACCAGGAGCCCGCCGGTCAGCCAGACAATGCGCCAGGCGGCATCCACGGCATAGTCGTTGCGCAGCGTCACCCGGTAGAGGTTGCTGGCCTGCAGCTTCATGGCTTCGAGCTGCTCACGCCCGCGCAACGGATCGACCCGCGCCCATTTCGTGAACACCTCCTCCCACGAGGTCGCAGCGCCGCCGCCGCCGTCAGGCGCCCGGATCTCCCGGTCGAACCTCACACGCTCGGTCAGGCGCCCTGCCTGCATCAGATGCGGGCCATGATCTTGAGACTGCCGCCGCCGATCGCCGCCACATGCGTCGCGCCGGCCGGCACCGGGACGACGTATTCCTGGCCAGCCAGCATGTAGGCGTCCCAGGCGTCGTCGGTCGTGGCAACCGTGACCGTGTCATCGCCGAACTTGACGTGGATCGCTTCACCGCAGCTCATCGAGACCACGCTGGCGCCATCCGGCAGCGCCTTGCGGCCGCTGGAGCCCGTGACAGCCAGCGTTTGGCCGTTCGCGTAGCCAGCGATTTGCATGGCGACAAGATTTTCGTCCTTCGGCATCGTTGGCCCAGCCATCAGGCAAGCCCTCCACTGTATGCGGTCAGCGCGTCGATCAGCGAGCGCCGATGACTTTCGAGGATGGCCGCGGCTCGATCATCCCGGTCGAAAAGCTGGGCAACCCGCACAAAGGCCGCGGTCTTCATCTGTTGCGGTATGCCGGCAAGAGCGTCGCCGTCGACGGCCGGAATGCCGGCCTCGTAGACGATCACCACGCTGCCGGGCGCCTGCTTTGGCGTCGGCCACACCGCGTCAACGGGCGGCATGATCATGGCCTCGCGAAATTCGTTGCCGACGCCGTAGACCGCGAAGGCCGGCGTCTGCTCTGCGTCGTCCTGGTCGGTGACCGTGACGCTCGTCACCGAGATCAGCGGCGGCCGCGGCAGCGACACGCACCAGGGCAGATCGGAAAGCTCGAGGCGAAAGGTCTGCTGCACGATCGCCCGGTTGATGATGCTGCGGAGCCCGCCCAGCTCACCGCACGCCGTCGCGATGTGCGCCGTCAACTCCGGGTCGCTCTGATCGCCGTCAACGCGCAGATAGTCCTTCACCTCAGCCAAGGTGACGAACGGAACCGGCTCAGTGACGGCGGTCAGGGTCATGATTTGCGCGGCCTTCCGCGGCGCCGAGGCGCTGGCTTGACCTCGACTGGCGCCGCGTCCGCTTCGACCTCGGCCGGGGTCTCGACCTCGGCAGGCGCTGCGATGCCCCGCTCGATGAGCCGCCGAGCCTCGCCTTGGGCGAAGCCGGCAAGCTCACCGACGCCATACGAGAGATGGCAGCGAAGAAATCGCACGAGGGTCGGCATATCAGCCCGGCTTCACTTCGGGAGTGAAGAACCCGGCGCCGCTGAGCGTGGCGACGTCGGTGCCCGAGGCGCTGAGCGTGATCGTCCGCATCAGCCGAAAGTAGCGGTGCTCGCTCTTGGCGAGATCCACGTCGGCCGCATAAGTGCCCGTAAAGGTGGCATCGTCATCCGCCACGATCGCCGGGAAGACGAAGGCATCGCCGACGTTCGCATAGGTGCCGCCGCTCGTCGCGGACGACTGCCACTGAAGGGTGAGCTGCGCCGACTCCGTGTCTGCCAAGACGGCCGAGACATGCACGATAGCGCACAGCGCGTTGTAGCGCTGGGCGCCATCGGGAAGCGTGTCGACCACGAGGCCCGCGACCGCGTCGCCATCGCCCGAAGCCCCCGCCGTGACGGCGACCCCGGTGAGAACCGCAACCGGCACGATGCCGAAGGCGGGATTGCGAGAATGTGCAACCATGTTCGTCTACTCCTTTCCGGCGCTCAGGCGCCCCAGGTAACGCCGGTGAGAATGGCAGCGGCCAGAGGCCGCGTGAGCCGGTAGTCGTGGCCAGCAAGCGCGCGAATGACCGTCTGGTTCCGGCTGTACGCCGAGACCAGGCTGCCACCACTCTTGTAGCTCGCCGTGTCGCTGGCATCGATCCGCACGTTGTAGCTGTCCGCGACTACGCTGTACGGCCAGGCCACGAGATAGAGCTCGCTCTCGTCACTGCCGCTGCCGAGGTTGCTCGGCACCTGCTCGGTCACGTCGACCGGATAGCCGCGCCAGCTCGGCGACGCCGCGGAAAGGCTCGGGAACACAAGGTTAGCGTTGCCGTCCCGCAGATCCCGCAGATAGACGAAGACCCGGCTCGACATGATCCAGGTCCAACCCATCATCGGGATGTGCGCCTGCATCAGCGACAGCTCGAGCTTGCGCGCGTCCGCCTCGATGTTGGTCAGGTTGACCGTGCCGTTGGCCGCCACGGTGAAGCCGGCCATGTAGCGGATGCCCTTCGGCGCCGCGCCGAGACCCTGGCCGCGAAGGAACGCCGAGTCCTCGGTCTGCGCCATGCTGCGCACGAACTCGTCACGCACCCAGGCATCGACCGCGATAGAGGCATTGCGCAGGAGCTTGTTTGAGATCGGCACCAGCGCCGCGATCTCGCGCTCCTTCAGCTCGATCGAACCGAACTCGGGCTCGCTCGTGGTGATGTCGTCGCCTTCGCCGAGGTAGTAGGCCGCGGTCCCCGAGGTGACAGTCGGCATCGTGTCGGTGCCGCCGACGAGCGGCATCGTCCGCGACCTGCGGCGAACGACCGTCATAGGCCGCAAGAGGTCGATGATCTCGGCAGACAGCCGCTCGGGCACGAACACACCGCCCGAGGTCGCATCGTTGACCTGCATGGCCGCGCCGATGCCCTGCGTCACCGGATGGCTCTCGCCCCACATGGACGCGGCGAACTGGTGCGCCTTCTGCGTGTCGCCCTTGCCGACGATCAGCGCCCTGGCCGTCCGGGCAAAGCCGATACCGGGCTCCATTGCTTCCGGCCGCTCGATCACGCGCATGCTGTCCGGGTCGGACACCGCGATTGCCGTGGCGCCGCGCAAGGCCTGGGCACGCTCGCCGGCCTTGATGCGCTTGTCGATGCTGACGATCTGCGCCTCGATGTCCTCGAACCGCTCAGCCTCGTTGTCGGTCATCGCTCGATCTTCGGCCTCGGCGCCATCGGTGATGGCCACCATTTCCTTGTGCAACTTCGCCCGCGTCTGGCGAAGCCCGTTGATGTCCACGGTCATGTGGATTGACTCCGATCTGTGAGCGCAGCCACCATAGCCGCGCCCGGCTTCGCCTTCTGGCGAATAGTCACGCAAGTTCCCTCGCGCGTCGCCCTGCACGCGCTGAGCGCGCCAGGGCATTCAAACTGCTCTCGAACGTCGAGACCCGATCAGCCATGCCGGCGGCGACCGCCGCGTTGCCGACCAGCACGCCGCCCCGGCCGAAGTCGTTCCGCACCATCCCGGCGCCGACCTTGCGGCCTCGAGCCACGTCGCCGACGAAGATCGCTTCGATGGCATCGAGTACGCCGCGCGTCTCGGCAAGGCCTTCCTCGGTCGCCATGTCCGGCCGCTTGTTGGGCGCGTTGGTGCTCACCACCTCGACATCCATACGCCCGTCGCTATCCGGCTGCACCTGATAGCTGGCCACCGTCGCCACGCCGATCGACCCGACCAGCGCCGTCTGCTCGACGATCACCTCGGAAGCCTGCGATGCAAGCCAGTAGGCAGCAGACGCCCCGGTGCCGCTCACGAAAGCGTGGATCGGCTTGATCTTGCGAGAGCGATAGATCAGGCCGGCGAGCTCGCTCACGCCAGACACCGCGCCGCCGGGGCTGTCGACCATGAGCATGATCGCGTCGATGTCCCGAGCGGCCAGCGCCACGCGCAGATCATTCTCGAGAACCTGGATCGACGTTGCC